GATGTACTAGCCGAAACACAAAAATAATTTAATTTAACCAAATTAACATAAAGCCAGCAATTTAGGTTGACTGGCTTTTTTGTTGGCTATATAATAGTCTTATAGGAGAGATTATTATGTCAACAAGAATGTACGGTCCGGAAGAGAAAGCTAAACTAGAACGCCTTATCAACGAAGGTGGCAATGTATTACGTGAGGTAGAAGACCTCAAAGAAGGTCTTAAAGAAACTGTTAAAGCCGTAGCAGAAGAACTACAAATCAAACCTAGTGTTATCAACAAAGCGATTTCAATCGCACACAAAGATAATTGGAAGGATCACGAGCAAGAATGGAACGACATTGAAATGATCCTTGGCGTTACAAAGCGTCTCCCTGAATGATAATTGATGTTTTTAAACCTACTGTAGATTGGATCAAAGATGACTACAATACTCATCCCTTTCGGTTTTTTATTGAACTACTTGCTTGGGCTGTGTCTATTGGGTGCAGTATCACTATGGCCGTCACCGTGCCTAATCCGCCACTACTCGCGCTATATCCTATTTGGATCAGCGGCTGTGCTATGTATGCTTGGGCTGCTTATACTCGGAAATCATTTGGCATGTTGGCTAACTACATCTTGTTAACCACTATTGATACATTCGGCTTAGTTAGAATGCTAATTAATTAAATAAAGTAAGAAGGTAGGCGAGGCCACAATCCGCAAGTTTGGTATTTGCAAGCCGTAAATTGCATAGGAGAAAAATTTGAGTTACGTAGACGCTTTCTATGATAGAGAGCAGGATATTATTCGTGTCGTCGAAAGAGATGACAAAGGAAACAAACAATTTCGCGAATATCCCGCTCGCCATATCTTTTATTATCAAGACCCTAAAGGTAAGTTTCTTTCAATCAAGGGCGAACCCCTTACTCGAGTAAGTTCCAAAAATGTCAAAGAACATCGCAAAGAACTTGCTATCTACAGCAATAAGAAACTTTACGAATCTGATATTAATCCCGTCTACCGTTGTTTAGAAGATAATTATCTAAACGTCGATGCACCAAAACTAAATGTAGCATTTTTCGATATTGAGGTAGACTTCGATCCAGAGCGTGGTTATGCATCGCCCGACGATCCGTTTATGCCAATCACTGCCATTGCTGTTCACTTACAATGGATGGATACTATGGTATGTCTAGCGATTCCACCCAAGACATTAAGTATGGAAGAAGCCAAGCGTCAGGTTGAAGAATTTCCTAACACCATGCTGTTTGACAACGAAGCAGATATGTTAGATACGTTTTTAGATCTCATACAAGATGCTGATGTGCTAAGTGGTTGGAACTCAGAAGGTTTTGATATTCCCTACACAGTTAATCGTGTTACTAAAGTTCTCAGCAAAGAAGACACTCGCAGATTCTGCCTGTGGAATCAATTCCCTAAGAAACGTGAATATGAAAAGTACGGTAAGGCTGCTGTTACCTATGACTTAATTGGTCGTGTACATATTGACAGTCTCGAACTTTATAGAAAATACACATATGAAGAACGCCATACATATCGACTAGATGCTATCGGCGAAATGGAAATTGGCGAGAACAAAACAGTCTATGAAGGTACATTGGATCAGTTATACAACAATGACTTCCGTAGATTTATTGAATATAATAGACAAGACTGTGCATTATTAGATAAGTTAGATAAAAAATTAAAATTTATTGATCTTGCTAATACCATTGCACACGAAAACACAGTGTTGATCCAAACAACCATGGGTGCTGTAGCTGTAACTGAACAGGCGATTATTAACGAAAGTCACAGACGTGGAATGATCGTTCCGAACAGGGTTAAAATGGATGACCGCGGTGATACTTCTGCAGCAGGTGCGTATGTAGCATTTCCAAAGAAAGGTATCCATGAATGGATTGGTTCACTGGACATTAACTCACTATATCCATCTGCGATTCGTGCATTAAACATGGGTCCAGAAACTATTGTTGGGCAGTTGCGTCAAGATGGTACTAAAGATTTTATTGCGGCTGAAATGGCAAAAGGTAAATCATTTGCTTCAGCATGGGAAGGTGTATTTGGATCATTGGAATATACTGCTGTAATGAATCGAGAAGTTGGACGTGAAATTATCATCGACTGGGAAGGTGGCGGCCAAGACGAATTAAGTGCTGCACAAGTCTATGATTTAATTTTTGAAAGCAATCAACCTTGGATGATTTCAGCTAATGGAACTATCTTTACCTACGAAACAGAAGGTATCATTCCAGGATTATTGAAACGTTGGTATGCCGAACGTAAAGAAATGCAGGCTAAACTTAAAGAATGTATAAAGGCAGGGAATAAAATTGAAGAAGAATACTGGGATAAACGTCAGCTCGTTAAAAAGATTTTGCTTAACAGCTTGTACGGTGCTATTCTTAATCCTGGTTGTCGTTTCTTCGACAATCGTATTGGTCAATCAACCACTCTTACTGGGCGAGCCATTGCTCGCCATATGGCCGGGAAAGTAAATGAAATTGTTACTGGTGAGTATAATCACGTAGGTAAAGCTATTATCTATGGTGATACAGACTCATGTTATTTTTCTGCGTACACTACGCTGAAAAAAGAAATTGACAAAGGCACGTTGCCTTGGTCCAAAGAATCAGTAATTGAACTTTATGATACTATAGGAGAAGAAGTAAATGGAACATTCCCGAAATTCATGCAAGACGCATTCCACTGTCCAAAGACTCGAGGAGAAGTCATCAAAGCAGGTCGCGAGATTGTTGCTTCCAAAGGACTATTCATTACTAAAAAGCGATACGCAGTCCTCTACTATGACAAAGAAGGAAAACGTTCCGATGTTGATGGTAAGCCAGGCAAAATCAAAGCCATGGGACTCGACCTTAAACGTTCAGACACCCCTGTTGTTATCCAAGACTTCTTGAGTGAAGTATTAACACAAGTGCTAAATGGGGCAGGCAAAGAAGAAGTATTAGAGTATATTACTAACTTCCGTACAGAGTTTAAAACTCGTCCTGGATGGGAGAAAGGATCACCGAAACGTGCCAACAACATTACTGAGTATCAATCCAAAGAAAAGAAAGCAGGCAAGACAAACATGCCTGGACACGTTCGAGCAAGCCTTAACTGGAACACTTTGAAGCGTATGATGGATGACAAGTATTCTATGAATATTGTTGATGGTATGAAAGTGATTGTCTGTAAAATCAAAGACAATCCTATGGGATATACATCGGTAGCATATCCTGTAGATGAGCTTAGACTACCGCAATGGTTTAAAGACTTGCCTTTCAACGACGGTGAAATGGAAACCACAGTCATCGATGAAAAGTTAGAAAACCTAATTGGTGTTTTGGAATGGGACATCAGTTCAACTCGCAGTGACAATACATTCGCAAAATTGTTTGATTTTGAGTGATTTAGCCCTTGCTTTTTCTCACAGATCTAAATATAATCTTAATATAACCGGAGAATCTTTATGAAAGATATTTTACAAGACATCGTAAGCCACACACAAAACCTAGGCTTCTTAACTACAGTTAAGGTCACAGGTACAGAAGAAAAAACTACTATTAACTCAATGGCAGATGACCGTTCAGTTATTATGGAAGCTGAAACAGCAAATCCATACCCAGACATGTTAGGCATATTTGGTATGCCACAATTACAGAAATTAAAATATCTGTTAGATGGTAGTGAATACAAAGAGAATGCAAAAATCAATGTTACTTTTGCAGAACGCAACGGTGAAACATTGCCAATTGGTATCCACTTTGAAAACAAAGACGGCGACTTTAAAAACGACTATCGTTTTATGAATGCAGAAATCATTAATGAAAAGATGAAAACTGTTAAGTTCCGTGGTGTGAAGTGGGATGTCGAAGTTGAGCCAACAGTTGCCGCAGTACAACGTTTCAATTTCCAAGCAGGTGCTAACAATGAGCATCCGACATTCCTTGCTAAGACAGAAGGCGGTAATTTGAAGTTTATATTTGGTGATGCTTCAACACACGGCGGTGAGTTTATATTTGCACAAAATATTGCAGGATCATTAGATCGCGG